TGCTATTCTTTGTTAGGGTATAATCTATATTTATAAGATACAAACAACCTATATTCACTTCCTTTCATTTAATATTGTTATTTCTATTATTATCATATTATATTTTTAATCAAGTGCCAATAGTTTATACTTTAAAGCATCAGCGTTAATTTTCTTCCAATCTTCTTGTGTAAAATCAATACCAACTTCCTTATAAAAAGCGTGGGTTAGACATCGCGCAATTCCATATTCAAGTTCGCCACAACGGAATTGTTTATGACAGTATTTTACATCGCCCCATTTGTTGCGGTGATAAAAAGTATATTTATCAAAACGAGTTCCATCTAATAGATTAACGTGAAACTCGTCTCTATCATTCCAGAGCCATAGAGTAGTTCCGCGCACTTCATATTTTCCGCCATAAATGGCAATGAGATAATATAAAAAATATTTAGTATAATCGTAGAGCATAGGCTTCTCCTTTTGATTATATTATATCACATTTAAAGAGAATTGTCAAGAGGGTAAAACAAAAGGACGAATTAAAATAATTCGTCCTTTTGAAAAATAAAAAGAAAAATGCTCAAAAATTTTCATTTATTTTTTTTGGAATTCTTAATAGCACTTATATTATAGCATATTTTTTCTTAAATGTCAAGGGGATAAAAAGAAAAAGCCAGAGATTTCTCTCCGGCTTGTGAGTGGGGTATAACCGAGCGAATGTGCTCTCAACTTCTCTCACTCTAATCCGCCAATGCGCGGACTTTTTAAAGTTGAACTTGCGCTTTACTTGCTTTCTACAATTATATTATATCACAAAAAAATCCATTTGTCAAGAGGTTTTTGTGGATTGCCAATCTTTTAATATTTGTAAAACAAAATTAACAATTTTATAAAGAATATCTAAAATATTATTGTTAACTGGGCGAACGAGTGCTTCATCGTCGGGATTTTCATAATCAATGAGTGCTTTTGCTTCTACAATGATTTTATCTTCATAAGGAATCACAGCGCAACCACCGTGTCCCCATAATTTGCCCCAACTATTTTGGAATAAGAAGCCTTTTTCGTTCCAGCCATAAATAACGATACAATGAAGCCCATAATCACTTGTCTGATCCATATGAATTACACCATCTTCATCAATGGTATATTTTCTATACATTTTAATTGAGCCAAGAACCATGCCATAGTTCATAAGAGCGTGTTTAATATCTTTATACGCCGGGCAAGAATAATAAGAATTGATATGGAAATTATAGGCGGTTTCTGCCTTTTCTTCGTCAGCAAGCGCTTTTTCCGCGATATTTTTACACGCGGGGGGTTCACTATTGCCCCCACAATCGCTATTCAACATATCTCCATATTGTTTAGCGATTTTACAAGCATCAGCAAGATACATCCCTTTACCAACACGTCCACTAATACGCTCTTGTAAACCATAGATAAAGTTAGTTGATAAAACATTTTGCCCTTTATCAAAATATTCAAGAATTGTAGAAGTAGCGTGTGGGACGCAACTTGAAATTGCGCCTTGATTTTTTACTTTGCCATAACGTGGAAGTTCAAAAGTTTCTGGAAACGTTTCCACGATATTAGCAGAAGTGTGAATTTTATAATCTCTTAAATCTTTTTTGGCTGGTAAACAACCATAGAAGAGTTCTTCATTCATAAAAATAATCCCCTTTCGTTTTTGCTCTCTCTAATAGATAGTGAAAAAACGAATAGGGGATTGGGAAGGAATTAACCAAACGCGATGGCAAGAGCGCCGAGCGTCATAAGAGCGCCAAGAGCGATAAGAAAAGCGATGCCTGACCCGGCAAGCCCAATAATAGAACAGACCAAACCGCCCGTGCGAATACCTTCGTTGTTCCCAGCCTTCTTAGCCTGACTTGCCATTACAATACCAACGATACCAAGGGCAATACCGACAAGGGCGCTCCAAAAGCCGAAAAACCAGCAAACGATAGAGCAGATACCGAGAATAAGGGAGGCAACAGCCTTCCCATGAAGCGGGGCAATAGTTTCCATTTTTTTAATTTCCTTTTATGATAAATTTTTTGTTTTTTAGTGGTGCTATCGACCAAAATCGAATTGGTATCTAAGCATTACAAGTGCCTTATAATAACCATTATACTACGATAGCATATGGCGCGGAGCATTAGACACGATCTAAATAGCCTTACGACTACACACTACTTAGCAGGTAGGTTCCAGACCTTCTGGATTTACTCCGCGTATAAAAATAGAATAGAGAAAACATTACCGGCAAGTGCTCTGTTTTACCCGTATACAAGGTGTTCTCAAAGGTGCGACCCGCGCATCACCACGGAACAGGCTAACCCTACTATTCTATTATATGGCGCACAGACGAAGTGTCGATCTCCATAGGCTCATCACCTACCCACCGATTTCAAGTCGGGGCTGAACGCCGGTTCAGTTGACTGTGCTTATAGACATCTATATATAACTTTCTTAACTATATTTTCATTTTCCATATAAGGGCAAGTGTGAACGTGAATAAAGTTCTTATAATATTGTTCACTTTCATTGCTTTCTTCAATGAATTCGCATTTAACTTTATCACAATTTACACAATCATTGTCCATATGGAACTTAGGACAAGGAACTTCATCATCATAACGAGGGTCTTTGCTACTAATAAAAGCCCAAGTTCGCCCCGTCATTTCTCTACAATAAAAGGTATATCTTGTTTCGCCGTCCGCGAGAGTGGGGGAAGCGTTTACATCACAATACTTACATTTTGCGCACGCGGGAACCATACAACCCCAACCATAAGGACATTGATGAAGTTTCCCATAAACGTTAACTTCACTCTCAAACCGCGCTTTTACAACTTCGGGCTTATTGGCGACGTTAATATAATCTTCGGGCTTCCAGACGAAGGAATTAGAAGCGTTATCAAAAGTGCGCAATTCGCTATGCCCGCAAGCAGGGCATTTATCTTCACCAACAGGAAGATAGCAACCGCATTTTTCACAATACTTATTCATACTCTTTCCCTCACTTTCTAATATGATTATAACACATAAAAAGTGATTTGTCAAGAGTAAATGGGGCAAAAAAGCAAAAGCGTCCACATCGCTTTTACTTCAAACCGCGCCACTTTGCGATTTTTGTTCATAGAATTGCTCCCATTTTCGCCATACCCCGCTACAATTCTTGAACCAAAAATCACTACAATATTGCCCCTTGTAGCCAATTAGGGTTTTCAACCTTCTGCGATGGGAAGAAGGGCGTCTGCTTGATGTTAATCCACCACTAACTTGATTTATTTTTTTTAACGTTCAAGCGCATACGTTTAGCCGACTTTCACGGCAGACACTTTATAAAAATTTGTTCCCAAGTAGGGCGTTTCACCTCTACACCGTCTCTGCGCGGATTTCGTTTAAAAGTCATATGGAGAGTTTAATCCTGAATGCGTTCACGTTCCGCCGTGTGGAGACACATTATTGTCTTGTGTGCGTTTATCTTTCGCCATTGGGAAAAGCCGAGCCAAGTTCTCGGCACGCTCATTTTTTACAAGGTTTTTGGACACGGGTAGAGATATTACACCTTAAACCCTCATACTTGTTATTGCTTCGTTCGCGGTGAAGCAATCCGCGCCCTCATAGAGAGGGTGGTAGGCAATGTTGGATTTGAACCAACACTTGAACGCTTTTGAGGCGCTTCTCTCTTCCGTTGGAGTAATTGCCCATTTTAGGCACTATCTTGTAGGCTAAGCATTGACCAGACACTCACCCACAAGATAATTTAGCATTTACCACAAAACCATAACGATTATTATAGAGGTCAACCCATAATAATGTTTAGTAAAGAGCGGGATTTTGCCCTTTTCAATAAACTACTTTTGCCACTTAATGCTCATTAGAGGTGTGTAGTTCTGCCCGAAGGCTGTGGCAGTCGTTGTTTTTACTTCCCAACGACCAAGGGAAGTATAAGTTGTGTGTTCGGTTTTTTGAACCGTGTGGTAGTGGGTCTTGGATTTGAACCAAGATTACGCACTAATCTGGTGCTTACAGTTTATAAGACTGCCTTCCTGCCATTAGAAGAACCCACCATATTTAACTTTTTGATAACCCCTTATATATTTCAATAAGGGGTTATTATTTCCGCACACAGGTGGCGCCTCCGCCCGGCGTTGTCCGGGTCTTCTTGGGTTAGAGCCAAGCGAACTGCGTTATTCTACGGAGGTCTATCTGTGCGTTTCTTGACTTATAATATTATTATATCATATTTTTTCTTACAAGTCAAGAGGTAATTTAGAATTTCCATTCTAAAATGGAGCGATATGCGAGGGTCGAACTCGCTTCTTTTGATTGGAAGTCAAAAATAATAGCCGTTATACCAATACCGCATTTTCGTAGTGGGCTTTATTTTATCTCGCACCCACTCGACGAGAGAGGTTTTACCCTCTATTATTCAGCAACTTCCGTTGCGTAGAATTCAGTCAGCCTATCTTCCGCATAATACTTATCTTCGGTCGCATCAGTCGCGTAAGCCATAGCCTTATTAAATTCAGCCTGCGCCTTCTGGTAGGCAATCGTGGCTTCATTGAGTTTAAGAATAGCACGCTTCTCGCGCTTTTCAGCAACCTTAATATTGCAACGATGAGAAGCCAATTTCTTACCAATCTCTTCGTCCCACTTGTCAGTAGGATTACAACGGGCTTCGGCTCGCACAACCTTACCACCAAACCGTGTCAGCGCAATCACTCGGCGCTTCTCGGGCTGAATGATAAACTTATACTTCTCAATCGGAAAATCTCTCATTGTTTTCTTTTCCTTTCTTGTTTTTGTTTTGTGATTATATTATAGCATTTGTTGATTGATTTGTCAAGGGGTAATTTCAAGAAATTTCCAACCAAAACCACCAGAACTATGGCGTTCACCAGAGCAAACTCTCCCAACATGGAAAACGTGATTTACTCTTTGGGCTTCTTCAATAGAAGAATAAGTTTCTAAAATTTCACCTGTGTTTAAATCTAATTTAGCAACCGGTTTAGGCAAAGAAGTGTTAGATTTTTCTTTTTTGGCTTGTGCTTCCCAATAATCGCGTGAATGAGAAGGTATTCCATAAGACTTACACCATTTTTTTATGGCGGTATCTGACATTCCAAACATTTTACTAACAGCAGAAAAATTGCCATTATTATCTTTTAATAATTGATATAATTCTTCCGCACTTGGACGTTCTACTACACGGTGCATTTCACAAGCGCACTTATGACATAAACCAGTTTTAGATTTTCCGGCAAGTTTTGTCCCACATTTAGAACAAAAATATTCTTCTTTTACACAAACTTCTCTAACAACTTCTGGTGCTTCGCCCACAAAAATAACTTTTTTACACCTACGTTGAACCGCTTGTCTTTTAGCAGAATTTACTCGCGGACGAATTGGATAAGTTATTTTATCATTAAACCAATAATAACCTGTGTTAATACCGCTAATAACATTTTCACTTACATTATATTCATTAGCAATATCTAAATTGCCACGAGAAGTAGTTGCCAAAGTCTCTTGGATTTCTTTAACCTATTTTTTAGTTAATTTATTTCCGTGTTTCCACTTTGTTCTTGCGTCTCCGCCCGGTGTGCTATTATAACCGTGTTTATAGGCATCATAATACGCCACCCAATATTTTTCGCGCGCATTAAGTTGCCGACGTGAACAGTATTCTAAAACCTCAAAAGAAAAATTATCAATTCCCTGCTCCCGCATATCTTGATATAGTCTCTCTTGGCGTTTTTCATCATTGGGCGCATTTTTGTGCCTTCGTTTACGATTATCAAGATTTACAGACTACCCCACATATATTTCATGTGTAGTAAGATTTTCAATTTTATAAATACCACATTTTGCCATAAAATAGTTCTCCCTATATCTCCTAAATTATCGAGTGGAGAAGAGGGAGTTTCTCTTGTTAACCAGTTAATTACTCTGGTCTATCTCCACTTATGGCTTGTATATCCCTTGTCATATACAAGGGGTTGGCACGCGAATTTCGTGATGATCGAAAACCTTTTGGGTCAAAACCAAACGTGCAGAACCGCTACACCATTCGCGCATATAAAAGGTTTATTCACTCTACAAAAACCTCAAAACTCACTTCTCCAATTTACAGGCGGGAAGAGCCATTCACTATATATATTATACCATATTTTTTCGCATTTGTCAAGAGGGTATTTTAAAAAGTCAATAAGAAAATAGTTTGGAGCAATTTTCTTCCGCTCTCCAAAAGCAGGACTTTCGTCCCGTTGCGCGGACGGAACTAAACTTTCTTTCATTTATCTTCAACCCTTTTCGTCTTGTTAAATGGCTTTTAGTTTTCGCCGTTTAACAATGTTCCTGCGGATTAGGAACAACCATCAGCAACCCCTTCTGGTATCCGCAATCTAATCTTTTTAATAATCAATCTTTAAATATTATCTATCCTAATTCAATAGATAATGTAAATATTAAAAAGAAGAGGTCTACGGCGCTAAATGTCATTGAAGATAAATGATTTACTTGTTTTGAAAAAGAATCAATCTCTTTATCCCTTTTCAAAAGAAGTAATTTCCTTACTTCTCTTATATTATATCACATTTTTTCTTAATTGTCAAGAGGGTTTTTACACATTTTCCTATTCATTCTTCTCATCTGGCGAGAATTATTTTTCTTATCCCACCGAATAGACGCGAGACGTGTATGAGAACAACCAAGATATTTCAAAAATCTATTTTCTCTTGTGAGTTTAGTTTTTTCATTCTTAGCGCTCATTGTGTTTACCTCTCTCAACCTTGTATACTTATTATATCATAATAAATTTCATTTGTCAAGGGGTATTTTCATATTTCACGTAAAAATTTATAAAGCGCGATAACATATACTGAACATTATCAGTCATTCCGCCAATTGAAGAGTTATTGGTGTTTTCGCTCCAATAGTAGCAAGAAGTATTTCTAGCGATTGAGACTTGAACAATAATGCTAATATTGATTTCTTCTGCGTTGGGGTAGCAATATATTCTATCTTTTCCTATGCGACCAAAAGGAATACCCGCACGTTTAAGTTGTTCTTGGAAGTTTAGAAAAAAGTCTGTCATTTCTGTTATATCATACCTTTTCACATTTGTCAAGAGGGTTTTTCATATTTAATGTAAAAGTTTATAATATGAGCAAGAATCTTTTGTAGAGAATTAGTGCTCCCGTAGCCTTTACAATGCCCGTCAATTATTTTTTCAAAAGAATAATCTACACCATCATAAAGGACACTTATTTTTGTTTTTCTATTCGCGGTCGGGTAGCAATAAAGATGTGTCATTCCAAGTTGGGCAAAAGGGATTCCTGCTCTATCAAGTTGCGCACGCAGATTAAGCAAAACATCAACCACAATCATCACCCTCAAAATAGAAACTCGTCAAAATCGCCAATATCTCTTGAAGGTCATCAGCAATACCAATGCCGTGAATACCGCCAATAGATTTCATCCGCGCAATAACATTTTTGGTTGGGTGGTAAACGACCATAAAATAATCTGGCTTTTCGCCATCTTTATTGCGCGGGTCAAAAACATAAATTACATTCTCTTCCCATTTAGAAAACTGAATATCAATTTTATATGAACTGGATGCTGTAAAACCACATACCCTTGGGTGTGTGGATACACAGCACCCATTATTTAACCTTGTTTTTGAATATATTTTTCTATAATTATCCAACTTTTTCTTACTTCTAATCTAACCATATTTTTCATTTTTGGAGTTTTGAGCCTTTTTGGCATATAAGAAAAATCAATTTTATTTCCATTTATATCCATTAATATAGCATAACCAGTTGTCATTCTACCTTTAATAAAATATTCTTTCCCTAAATACTTTACTTTATCAAATTTTTTAAATCCCATCACTTTACCAACAGGTATTTTCTGCTCAGATCTAATTCCTTTTGTCTTTTGAAAATCACCATCGGCAACACATCTTTTTTTGATTAAATTACATCTTATATTAAAAGGTTTCCCGCCAGTTGCTATGACGCAGGCGTCATAATAATGTTCTTTATTAATGCTTAACGCTAACCTATTTGCTTTGGTTATATAGCCAAAAGTTTCAATGGCTTCTGGGTATTTTTTCAATAACTGAACTCGAATAGAATTCATTTGCGTGGCATATTTAAGAGTTCCTTTAATTTTCCCTTTTAACTTTAAATCGATAATACCTTTATGAACATCTTGATGACAAGTGTGGCATAAAGTAATTAAATTACTTTCTTCATTAGAACCACCATTACTACGATAAAGAATATGATGAACTTCTAATTTACTATCTTTATGCTTTCCTTTACAATATTGACAAGTATAATTATCGCGATTAAGAACCATTGCTTTTGTATTTTCAAAACCGTAATTAATTCCTTTTTGATAACCCCAATGTTTTATTTTAGGATTGGCAAGACTTGGATTTTTCATTAAATGAGTATCAAATTGCCCTACTTCAATAATAAGTTTTGTGATAGGTAAAATAGATTTAATATATTCTATTTCTCTTTCGTGGCTATGGTGTTTACTCACCATAGTAGGGCTAAATCTATCTTTTCGTTTAGAATTTTTACGATTTAACCATCTTGCTTTTCTATAACGGGTTTTTCTACTTCGACGATTTTGTCTATACATTTTTCGTCTTGTCATTTTATCGGTTATATCATTTCTTAATATAACCTCTGATAAATAAACAATATCGCCGTTATTACGGCTTACTGTTGTCGCAAAAGTTCCAGAACCAGTATCAACTCCAAGAATTAAATCTTGCGTATAATTATTAGTCTCATATAATAATTTTATTGTAAATGGACAACGCTTAATAACTTTTGCTTTACCAGTTTTTAAAAGATGTTTAACTTTTCCGTGCCTATTAGTAGGCATAAGCGGTTGTCCATCAATATTTAATACATATACCAACTAATAGGCGCCTTCTTTCATATAAATTAAATTATATAACGCCTATGATTGATAAAAATTATTAATCGTAGGTTATGCGTATTATACTATACTATTACCATATAGTTTTTCCGACTTCAACTCGACAATGATATAAAGGCTTTTTAGGTATATATCACAGGGCTTTTCTTACTCCAACCCAACTTAAATATATACGATAGAGCAACGGTCTGTTGCGTCAACCGAAGGTATCTTGACCTAAATATCGTAGCCACCATTTTTAATGGCTTAGTCTGGTAAACTATTTAATGGAAGCCATAGACCTTTATGGTCTATGGTAGTTCACAAAGTTGGACTTGAAGTCTCTCAAAATCACTCATAATTATATTATATCATACTTTTTTGTATTTGTCAAGTCCCATAGTAGGGAATGGTTAGGTGATTTGTGGAGTTCCTAAAACACACGCGCAAAGTCCGTCCCCGCCATTCGCAGGATTGGTCGCGCAATACTGACAAGCGCTCATAGAGTATCGACAAAAAGATAGACCAGTACCGTTCCGCACATTAAGAGTGGTTATATTTTCTTCCTTCTCTTGGAATGGCACTCGTTTAACTTCTTCGCGCTTGCCTTCCCAATGCCACGCGCAATTAGGACATACCTTTCGTGGAATGGGCGGGAAGGTAGCAATAACCGTGTTAATAAGGTCAGCCCCACATTTAGGGCAAGTCTCAATAATAATCAACGCTTGCCCTCCGCTTCGCGCTTACGCTGAAGGCATTCGTCGCGCTTCTTCTTTTCCGCGTATTCCCACGCCTTGTTGAATTGTCTACGGCGACGCTTTACATCCGCGCTCTGGTCAATATCTTTTTCGGGCGGGAGATTCTGGACGGTGCGGATTTTGAGAAAATCGCCGTCCTTCTCAAAGAGCGCAAAGATGCCTTCGGTGCTATAAAAGTTTCCAAATTCGTCAATAGATATATCTTTATCAAGATTTCGCAGTATTCTCATATTAGTTCTCCCATTTATTGATAAACTCATCACACGCCCGCGTATCCGCAGAACGCAGGAAGCCATAATCGTATCTAATACCCATTTCTACCTCTTTTGGAGTAGGGTGATGTATATCGCAACACAAGTCAAAATCCCCGCCACCAATAAAGTGAACACAATCTCCGCAATAATTTTTACTCATTTACCTTATCCTCCAAAATCCATATGTCTCCGCGACGTTCAATTACATTATAATTTTTATACACTTCAACAATACTTACGTCATTGTCTATAACGCATTCATACTGATTGCGCTCATTTTCTCGCCAATGGTCTTTACGTGAACTGCCCATATGCTAAAGCATAATGGGCTTCCTAATCAATATTTCTAATGAAATAAGTTTACTTAGGCTAACCCGGTAGTCCCTACCGTTTTTATTCTCAAACCTTCATTAAGAATATTTATAGATGCGTTGACATCTCTATCGTGATGAATGCCACAATTAGGGCAAGTCCATTCTCGAATGTTTAATGTTTTCTTCCCATCATTATAACCACAATTAGAACAGATTTGACTTGAAGGAAACCAAGTGTCAATTTTAATAACTTCTCTTCCATACCATTCTGCTTTATAGGTTAATTGACGAATAAATTCACTCCAAGAAACATCAGCGATTGATTTTGCTAATTTATGATTACCTATCATATTTTTAACTTTTAAAGTTTCTAATACTATGACTTGGTTTTCGTCTATGAGTTGTTTAGATAACTTGTTCAAAAAGTCTTTTCTTTGATTAGTAATCTTTTCATATTGTCTCGCGAGTCTTACACGAGCCTTTTCTCGGTTTTTACTTCCTATTTCACAACGAGATAAATCTTTTTGTAATTTTCTTAAACGTTGCTCGCTCTGTTTAAGATAATGAGGATTTTCAATAATAACTCCGTTGGACATCACACAAAAGTATTTAATACCAAGGTCAATGCCAATTTCATTGTCATTTATAGGCAATTTATCGATTTCTTCTTGTTCAATTAAAATACTAACATAATATTTTCCAGAAGGAAACTTAGAAATTGTTGCTGATTTAATAATCCCATCAAAATCTCGATGTTTTTTAATTTTTACTAAACCAATTTTAGGGAGTCGAATATGATTGTCAACAAAACGTATACTATTATTAACATTATTAGTTGTATAAGAATAATGGTTATTCTTTTTGCTTTTATATTTAGGAAAACCAAAATCTGGATTTTTGAAGAAGTTTTTATAAGCGTGTTGAAGATTTAATTGAGCATTGCTTAATGCTAATGCGTCTACTTCTTTAAGCCATTCAAATTCTTTTTTATATTGTGCCGGAGTATTATCAAGCATTTTTTTAGTTTCTTTATAATACTTAATCTTATCGGCAAGCATACGATTATAAATAAATCTTACACAACCAAAACAATTCATAAAATATTCTTGCTATTCTTTGTTAGGATATAATCTATATTTATATGAAATTAACAATCTGTATTCACTTCCTTTCATTTAAGATTAGCCTTGATTTTCTATATATGCTTTTAATTGTGCTTCACTAACATTTCCAATACTACAAATAAAATAACCGTCAGTGAAAAAGGTTTTTTCTTTCCAAAAATATTTAGATAAATAACTTCCATATATTTTCCAAATATGATAAGTTATATAAGATTTCATAGTCTTAATTAAGAACGATAAATTTATATTTGGTTCAGTTTCTATCATATAATGTATATGATTTTTATCAGTTTCCATTTCACGAATTATTATATTATGTTTTTGACATATTTCTTTTGATAATTGTTTTACACTATTAGATATATTCATATTTGTAAATAAAGATTTTCTATATTTACAGACAAAAATAATATGATATTGTAATAAATACTTACATCTATTTTTAGACTTCCAAATAGTACTCATATACAGTCAACGCCATTCATTCCATCAACTAAAGTTAATGGGATTTCTGGCTAATTTCCTTTAAAAGTTTTCCATTGATAACCATAAGCAATTTTTCGCCCGTTCTTTCCACGAAGTGTCCAGCCAATTAGTTCATTTTCAAAACCGAGTTCACGTTTAATTTCTCCTGTGGAAGCCCATTCATCAATATAATTACCCTTCCAGTCATAACGATAAATGGTTCCATATGGTGAAGTTAATTTAGCCAT